AGAGTATCATCAGTAGCATTTGTATATTCATAGATATGAATAGTTGCTAACTGTTGAATAGTCTGGAATGTAGCTTGAATGTTGTCAGCGATCTGTGAGCCATTGCCTGTTAGAGTGAAAAAGTCTAACTTTGGGCCTTGTGGCTGAACTGTTACTGCTGAAGTTACAGCGTTTACACCAGTGTTAGTATAATCTGGTGCGTCTAACCATAATACTTGTTTAAAGTCACCATTGACTCTTGTGAATTGTGCCATTTTCTAAATCTCCATGTTATTTTGAACCTTCATGAGGCTCATACTATTATTTATGCCTGTGGCAAAAAAACACGGTGTTAGAGATTGTCTTTACGCATCAATCTAGGCATTAGATTGAAACTATTTTTAAAGATTAAAAAAGCGATATTTTCAAGGTCTTTAGTAACCTGACCTTTGTTTTTTGATGTTACGCTATTGTTTAAATTATCTAATATATTTTGTATTTGAAGTTTAACAGCAGGCGGAATATCATTAGATTCTACATGTTTTTTTATCAAACTGTTATAAAGATAATCCCCAAGCGTCGGTAATCCGGTTGATTCTAATAACTGCGTATATTTTTTCTGTAGTCTGTTATAATTGATTGTCTCTACTAAAGCAGACATATAGGATTCATTTAAATACTCTGCTAAAGTACCCTCTGCCTTATGGGTGTCGCTATACCAACCGTCTTTAGTATGTGTATACGTCACACCATTTACTGTTGCTTTGACAGGAAAAGACTCATCTAACGGGACCTTGTTTAATAAATCGCTAGTATTTTTATCAGCAGGTCTACCCTTTGCATTTACCCATCTACCGTCTACCTTGTAATATTTCACTCCTCCAAACGTGACAGGTTCTGATACCCGGGGCATTGTTTGTTGAGGGGAGGGAGTTACTGACTTAGGAGCAGGAGTTTGCCTTCTTCTTTGTAGTGCAGGTTTGTCAAATTGTCTCCAGTCGCTCCCATAATCTTGCGCTCCTAGAGTGCTGGCTTGGGGTACTACTCCTGGTTCAGGGGGAGTATCTAAAGGTAAATTCATCTGACTTCGTATTTGCGGGGCAGGAGGAGGCGGCAAGTCTGGCTGTTGATTAGCGATAGCCGCCAACTCATCTCTATAAGCCTCAAGCCAATCTTTTGTATTATTCCAAGTTCTTGAACCTTTAAAATCTGACGGATAAGAAATTGTCCTACTTCCTGATGGTCTTTGGGATATGGCTAAGTCAGGCCCTAAAGGGCTGGGAGTATCTAATGTGAACTTTTCTCTTTCAATACCGTAATCAATTAGATCAGCGATATCGTTTATAAAGTTTTTTCTAAAAATCTCGTATGCACGTTGTTGTTCTGGGCTAAAGCCAGTTTTTTGTCTAGCAGCATAGTTGCCTAAAGGATTTTTAACATTTTTAGCAAAATCATAAGCACCGCTAAGTGCATCTATTATATTGCCTGCGTTTTCACTTAACTTCTTTGTCATCCTTCTTTCTAATAGATTTGGAAAATCTATTAGGCTCCCTGTTTTTTATAGCACTTAAAAGTTTCTTTTCCAGTATTTCGGCTTTGTCTGTGCTATAGTTTTTATTAATTAATTCTATTAAATTAATAGCACTTGTTATGACATTATTGGCACGGTTTTCAATAACATGTCTCATGTCACGATTTTGACCAATGGCCTCTAACTCTTCTAAGAGACTTTTAGTTTGCTTTTGCATATAGATATTTATCTATTTTAGGGAGTTTATTTCTTTAATGACGCTATCAAACTTTTCAATTTTACGCTTTGGACATCAACATTTTTGCTTGTTTGTTCGGGTTCTACAGTCCTAGAGACTATCTCATTTACGGACCCAATTTGACTGGTCGTCTTGATTTGACTCATAATTTGGCTAGGGCTAGGGCTAGGTTCCTTTTGATATGATTCTCCGTCGTCTGTGATACGTAGAGTATCCCCGTTGTATTTCAATTCAATTTTCTGTCCTACTCCTGAACTGCTGCGAGTTTTCATAAGTTGTATCTGATATCTTCCGCTTTCACGTATAGAACGCGATGTAAAGATTCCGAACACATTATCAGCAGTATTGATCTTACTGATTCCGCCTGCGATATGACTATGATCAAACTCAATTTCATCCACCGCGCTACGATTCAACTGACTTGCTGTGACGAACAATACGTTCAGTTCCTTAGCAAGGTTACGTAATTCTTCTGATACATACTTGTCCTTGACGAACAAATCGCTAGGACTTACTTTTGCGGTCACAGGCATAATAAGATCAAGATAGTCAACACACATGAAGTCAACGCGCATTCCTGTCTGTACTTGCAGCTCTTTTACATACGCTCTGATGTCATTGACATTGCTTTGCGCCGGCATATACTTGACACGTAATTGACCTGCCTTCTTTGAGATCATCTTGACTTTCATCTCAACATTATCAAGATCCTTGAAAATTTCTCTTGTGCTAGTATCAGTCATCATGCTATCCAATCGCATACTACACAAGCCTTCACTCAATTCAAGAGTGACATAGACACCATTGAGTCCATTCTGTACCCAGTTGACCGCAAGATTCTGCATGATCAAACTCTTACCTGATCCGCTACCACCTGCAAAGATTTGTAGTTCGCCGCGATTGAATCCACCATATAGTTTCTGATCAAGTGTTGGCCAGCCTGTGCTGTTTTGTCCATTGTTTGATTTCAATGCCATGAGTCTTGCTCTAGGATCAGCAAAGTAATCTGTGCCCATATCCTTCTGTAGAGAAATCTGAACAGCATCTTTGATCAGTTTCTCCACAGGTCCATACTCGCCCTTCTCAAGATGATCAGCACTCTTAAGAATAGCCCTCTCAAGTTCTTGTCGTTTAGTGAATGATTCAAATTCTTCTAGGAACCAATCATAATGTCCTTCATCAAGTTCTTCTAGTTTATCAATAGTGACATCAGTTGTAGCCTTGATCTGTATTGGTTCCGGGATAACATTATATTTTTTCGTATGGTCAATGATGAATTCTGCGACTGGTCGCAATCTTCTATCAAAATTTTCACTATTCATAATATTCATGACGCGGGTATAAAGTTCAGCGTTTGTGACCATCATTCGCAAGAATAGTGTTTGTACATCAATGTTGTAGTCGTTTATCAAGTTGTTTCCTCTTTACTTCTATCTTGATCTTGCTGTTTGTTGCTGACTGCAAGATACTTAGCAATGTTGCTAGTTTACCATATTTTACTAGACTATCATTCACGTCCTTAATATCATCTTCCCAATTTGGTATGCTCACATAAAAACCCAAATCAAGCGCCCTATCGCATATTTGTAAACCTGTTTTGTCTTGATCCGGCACAACAATAATTTTTCTGTTTAGATTTTTTAAGATTTCTGCTTGTTCGTCGCTTATAGTATTGTGTGTTAATGCACAGCCATTTATGCTTAATGCATCAAATATACCTTCTGTAACTATACAAACTTGATAATCTGGCTTCTGTAAATCATAACCAAATACATAGCCCTGTTGTTGCTCGTTAATAAATTTCGGTGTACGATCATCTAAGTACCTACTAGTATGTCCTACTATTTTATTTTCATATGTGTAGGGAATGATGATGCGATTTGATTGTCGTCCTTCCAAATCAGGTGTACACATGAAAGGATAATCAGATATACGAATTTTGCGTTTGTTTAAATATGAAACATAAATTTGATGCTTAGGATTATTTTCATCAATAAGTTCAGCATCAGGTAATGTCATTTCTTTAAATTTTACCTTTTTCTTTTCGCGTTTCACACGCACAAAATCTAGTAAGTCTTTGTGTTGTAAACTCTCGAGGCTATACTTATTGATGTCATCTTTGTCAATTCCGCAATAAGACAACAATTGTCTAGTGTTTCTTGTTAGTGTGCGTCCTAAAGTGAATGTACATTTGAATCCACAATTAAAACAATGATAACTCCAGTTATCTCCATCAAACTTTATACCGCCGCGACTGCGACGATCGGCTTTATGACCACGATAATGGCAACAGATAGCATTGAAACTATGCCAGCCGCTTTGCGTAAGTTTTTTCTTGCCTGGAACTACTTGAAGAATATCAAACACTCAGTAATTATAACAGAGTGTTGTGTAAAAACAAATAGTATTGGTATCTTACCTTGCCAAAATATTAGTTACTACACCAGCGTTGCTTGTGAATACCATACGAACGAATGGATGAAAACCTGTGATGGTATAACCTTGTGTTGCTGATACATTATCATACTCTTCAGTCTCAATAATAGGATACCAATCTGTGAGTTGTTGGTTACAAGTGCCTTCAATTGTTATGTATCCATTATACTCTTCTAACTTAGTTTGTATAGTAAGTATAGGATTGTCCTGCGTATTGATAGTTGAACTATAATAAATGTTAGCATTTGGTAAAGGACTATTTGCGTTTACGTTAGGATTCAGATTAGGGAAGGGCTGTCCTGTAGGTATAGTAACTGCTTGGCTAGGAACAAAACTAGGTAATACGCTATTCAACACATTCATGTCGCCCCTTGCTCCTGCAGCAGGGTCTACGAATACCGGAAAGTTAAATTGTCCATCTGGAATTTCTAGACTATAATGTGCTAATTGGGCTGGTATATCTTCAATTTCTGCTGCATTAAGATATAAGTATGCAAGACCAGTTAGTGGAAGTTCTAGTGTCAACGCCTTGTTGATAAGAACCTCAGTACCGTCATTATTGATAAGTCTAAATGTGATTTCTTTACCAGTAATATCCACTGGTTTTTGTTCCTGATTAAGGAACTTAAACTGTATCTTGTTATCTACACCCTTATGTAGATTAAGTGTTTTAGCGTAGTTTGGCATATAGGCCCTCGGACTGTTTCCAGATAATAAAACAACTATCTGTCTTTGTACATACAAGAAAACTGCTGTTGAATATCCTACGTTTGTAACTGTCACAGATGTTGCTCCTCATAGTATTTATTTGTATAAAATTAAAATATTTTTTAGGCTACCCGAATATAAATAAATTTTAATGATCGCTAATGATTTTCTAAAAAAATTGAGTGAAAACCACCCCTTTATCACCATAGTTTCCTTCGCAAATCAGGATTATGTGGGAATTATTCAGAACAGGGATGAGCAATGCACTTCACTATATGATTACGGTTCAATAGTAAGCCAGTCAACTAAAGAACTTTTTTTAAAGTTAGGGGATATTTGGTGGTGGGAAAGTAATCGCCAGATACCCATAAACATCTTTCTTAAAGAAGATTGGGATCCTTTTAGACCATATTTAAAAACTTTTAGCAATAAGAACCTTAC